GGGACAATCTTTCTAAACCTTGTAGTTTTCTTAAATGACTGTCCCTTTTACAGGGATCACATACGATGTTATTTATGGACGTTACGTTCGGCGGGGTTCTCGCCTATATATTCACACTTTCTGAATATCATGTTCGTCCGTACTTTTCCCAGTACTCGGGCACTATAGCTCTAAGGGCATACCCCATCGGTACATCCTTGGCACACTTAAAAAGAAGAAGAGTGTGAAATCTTCTCCCGTCGCTATGAAATCGCTTTGAAAGCGATCCACAGATTCTGATGCTCCTGTCAGTTGCGTATAAGTGTTTGTTTCAATTGTTTCGCCTTGCAGCGAAGCTGGGAGGATTTTGCGTGTTGATAAAAATCGTAAGGGTTGATAAAACGGACTCTCAACCTCTAAGCACGCATTGTTGCGTAGAATGGATAACTCCAAACCATTCGCAGAATCAACAAATGGGGAGTTGAAACCTACTGTATAATCAATAGGACTTGTAAACTCCATCACTGAGACACTCGGAACATCAAGTGAATATGGTTCACGATGCGCTATCATACAGCGCATGTTGCCACCAACTTCAACATTATTGATGATTTTCCGTCTGATACTACCTCGCCAACCAACGAATGCCGGAGCACAGTAAGTTAGCGGAAAAGTCACAGATGGATTAACCGAGTAAACTGCGGGTCCTGAAGCATAGTCGTAAACTCCAACTCCTGGTGCATCAAAAGCTGCACGCATGAATGGGTAAACTTTGTTGGAAACTGTAATGCAGCTAGCTGTATTGGGAGCCCGAAAGGGCATCCTCCACGTCGTGTGGAAACAGTATCGTTTGAATAATGATCGCAAAGAGGTAATGTGTTCTCCAAAGAACACTTCCATTAAATGGTCTGTACCTGCGCCTTCTTCATTCATTTGTAATTTCATAGTCTCTTCAGGTTTGTTCTCCATAGATACCTTATCCGTAGTGGCATCAGTGGTTACTTCTGACTGTGAAATCAATCCCTGTGACTG